GACATTTGGCACTAATGGGTTTTATATTAAGGGCGAAGACTCTTCAGACTTAGGTAACGATAGTTCTGGAAATGGTAATGATTTCACGACAAGTGGACTTGCCTCACATGACCAAATGGTAGGTGAAAGTCCTACGAATAATTTTGCAGTTATAAATTCTTTAATACCTTCAACTGTTACTTATAGTGAAGGAAATTTAAAATCTGTAATATCTGCAAATGAAAGCACTTCAGCAACGATGGGTGCATCAAGTGGTAAATGGTATTTTGAAGTATATGTTAATACTGTAGGAAGTGCCTATTTAGGTATATGTTCAAATCAAACAACAAATTTTACAAGTTGGATTGGGCAACCAGAAGGTGTTGGATGTAATGCAAGTGCAGGAGACATATATATATCTAACCCAACACCTGCTTCCACATCTTTTGAGGGACTTCCAACTTATACAAGCAGTGATATTATTGGAATAGCATTTGATGTTGATAATCAAAAGATGTGGTGGTCAAAAAATGGCCAATGGTATTCAGGTAATTCAGCAAGTGAAAGCACTATAAATATTTCAGATGTTGAAGCAGGCAATAATGCTTTTGATTTTTCATATATTAATGAACAATTTATTCTTCCTATGCTTGGAACTTCAAATACTGGCTCAACTACAACTTGTAATTTTGGACAAGATGGAACTTTTGCTGGCAATGTAACTGCTGGTGGTAATAGTGATGGTAATGGAATAGGTAATTTTAAATATAGTGTTCCAAGTGGGTACTTGGCACTTTGCACAAAGAATTTAGGGAGTTAATATGGCAACACCAACAATACCAAATGGCGAAGAATATTTCTTTCCAATAATCTACGAAGGCAACGGAGGTGGGCAACGTGTCGGTAAGTTCGTACCTTTTACAGATAATGGGACAATAGATAATAGTGTTATATTTAATCGTGGAGATAATCCAAAGTTATCAAGATTACCAAGTTCAGATGGAAATAGAAGAACATTAACATATAGTGTATGGATTAAAAGAGGTATCTTAGGCACAGAAAACCATTTTATATCTTGTTATGATGGTTCTTCAACTGATAATGAGTCAATGTGGGAAATGCAATTTTTAACAGATAATACAGTAAGTATTTCAAGATATTCAGATTATATTTTACAAACCACAAGGACATTTGAAGATACTTCAAAATGGTATCATTTTGTAATGGCAATAGATACAACTCAAGGAACAGCAAGTGATAGAGTAAAACTCTATGTTGATGGTGATGAAATTACTACTTTTGATGTTGATAATAGAAGTAATATTACTCAAAATTTTGATACGGCTTTTAATAATACATCTGATACTTGTGTGATAGGTGCAAGAATTAATAATACAACTAAACATTGGTCTGGATATATGGCTGAAATAAACCTTGTGGACGGACAAGCACTAACACCAGCATCTTTTGGTTTGACCGACACCTCAACTGGCAGATGGATACCCAAAACATTAAGTGGTATCACTTATGGTACGAATGGTTTTAGATTAGAATTTGGTGATAGTTCAGCACTTGGAGATGACACGAGTGGAAATACGAATGATTTCACAGCTACAAATTTAGCTAGTACAGACCAGACTACGGATAGTCCTACCCAGAATCATGCGACATTTGACCCTAATTTTTCAGGCTCAATAGGATTAAGTGAAGGAAATCTTGTTGCGACTCAAACACTATCTAATAATTGGGAGTCCGCTTTTATAGGTATGCCAATACAAAGTGGTAAGTATTATTTTGAGTTAACCGCAGATGTTGTTTCAACTTATTTTATGTTAGGAGTAACTACTTTAGATGGTTATGCAAATGCAAAAAACACATATATAGGAGATAATGCTGATAGTTATTCTGTGCAAATTTATCCGGGTTTTAACGATTATGTTTATTATGGTGGAAGTAATTATGACACAGGTCAATCTACTAGTGTATCTAATGGTGATGTAATTGGTGTTTGTTATGATGCAGATAAAGGTGCATATTTTATTGCAGTAAATAACACTTGGACACATAGTGGCGATCCAGCTAATGGTACTAATCCAGTATTTACTGGTTATACACCAAATAAATTGGTTTATTTAGGAATAAGTTATTATGTTAGTGGTGCAAAATTTACTTTAAATACTGGTCAAAAATCTTTCACCTACACCCCACCAACTGGCTTTGTGGCTTTGCAACAGGACAACTTGCCAGAAACAGTTAAAGGTGTTAGTGGATTAGTGTGGACGAAGAATAGAGATTCTACTGACAATCATCAATTATACGATAGTTCACGAGGTAAACAATTAGTCTTAGCATCTAATGCAACAACTAATGAAACCACAGTTACAGATGGACTACAAAAGTTTTTAGCTGGTGGACAACAAATTGAAGATGATGTGTCAATTAATACAAGTGGTGAATCGTATGTGAGCTGGAACTGGGTGGCAAATTCAGGAAGCACTAGTTCAAATACTGATGGTTCAATTACCTCAACTGTTCAAGCTAATACAACTGCTGGATTTTCTATCGTGCAATATACTGGAACTGGTAGTGCTGGAACGATTGGACACGGATTATCGTCAGCACCTGAATTTATAATTTTAAAACGATTAGTTGGAGTTCAAGATTGGTTAGTAGGAAATACACCTAGTGGTTGGACAAAGCATTTATTTTTAAATGGAACTGATGCTTTAGCAACAACATCAATAACTTGGAATAATACTGCACCAACTTCTAGTGTTTTTTCAGTAGGAACAGGAAATTCATCTAATAAGAGTGGTGACCCATTTATAGGATATGTTTGGCACTCTGTTGATGGCTTTAGTAAAATTGGTAGCTATACTGGAAATGGGTCAAGTGATGGTACGTTTATTTACACAGGATTCAAACCAGCTTGGGTAATGATTAAAAATATAAGTGGGAGTTATCATTGGAATCTTTTTGATTCTGCAAGAGATACATTTAATCCAGTAGATAGAGCATTAGCACCAAGTTCAACCGCAGTAGAAACTAATTTTAGCACTAGTGAAATATTTGACTTTTTAAGCAATGGATTTAAATTAAGATGTACTTTGGGTGGAGAAAATTTATCTGGAAACACATATATCTATATGGCATTTGCTGAACATCCGTTTGTTGGTGACGGAGTTTCACCCGTAACAGCTAGGTAGTTTGACATTTCAAGACATAAAAGTTTTGCCTGACGAGGCTTAAATCAAGCCAATTTTTTAAGAATTATAACAAAATTAACAATTAACAAAAATAGGAGTTACTTATGTACGCTTATGTAAAAGCTGGACAAGTTGTCCAAATAGTAAATGCGAGGGCGTGGAACGATCCAGCAACGGGCGTTCAACATCCAGCCAGTATATTTAGTTTATGGTCAAAAGCTGATTTAGCTAATATTGGTTTATATCCCGTAGTGCAATCATCTTCACCTGATAGTCAATTTAATACTGTGGGTTCTGCTAGTTATAGTTTTGATGCTGATAATAACCAAGTTGTGGAAACTATTAGTTCTAATGAAAAGAATTTAAATGATGTAAACGAAGTAGATGATAATGGCGATGCGGTTTTAGATTCAGATGGTAACCAATTAGTTACAAAAGGGCTTAAAACAATATGGATTGAAAACACTAAAGCCACAGCAAAAAGTTTATTAGAGCCAACCGATTGGTATGTGGTTCGTAATGCTGAGGATAATACTCAAGCTATTCCAAGTGAAGTGACTACACATAGAGCAAGTGTTAGAACCGCTAGTAATACTATTGAAACGGCTATTACTGATGCTAGTGATATGACCGCCTTTAAAGCCTTGTTTATTGTACCTACTGATTCTGATGGTAACCCAACGGGTAAAGCCCCTATACATAACTTTCCTGATTCTTATGGCGAATAGTTATGTTGGAGATATTTAGTGCCACTATTGCTGGTATTAAAATCGTTCAGGAAACATTTGATAAAATTTCATCTACCTTAGATAAGGCTCAACATATTGGCGAAATTGCTCATCACGTTGATGAGTTTCTTAATGGTTATGATCAAGTACAAAAAGACCGATTTAAACGTAACTCAGCATCTAACGTATTTTCTATAAATAATGTTGCTCAAGAAGTTATTGATGCCAAATTAGCAAGTGAAAAACGTCAGGAAATAGCGACAATGATTGACCTTAGATTTGGTTGGGGTACGTGGCAAAATATTTTAAAAATACGAGCTGACCGCATCAAAGCTGAACGAGAAAGAATAAAAAAAGAACGAATACTGCGAATCAAACGTAGAAACGAAATAATGAAACAAATTGAACAAGGGTCAATAATTGTTGTCGTCATTATTGTAATATTAATCATAGTTTATTTTGGATTTATTAAAAAATGACAAAACTTACAGAACGAGAAACGGGTCAGCTTTTAGAAGCGATTGAAAATTTACAAAATGAATGTACGACACTTAGTACACGAGTTCGTGCCTTAGAATTGCAATTAGCAAAAGGCAAGGGCATAATGTCTGCTGTTGTAGTCGTTAGTTCTAGCTTTGGGGCAATCTTAGGATTGATTCTTGGCAGATCATAAATTTCAGGGTAAGTCCGCTGAATATTATGTAGCGTACTTATTATTAAGATTAGGATATGCGACTAATCTCGTTAATCAAAATGGCTTTGACATATTAGCCATTATAAATGACAAGTTAATTAGAATAGAAGTTAAATCGTCAACACGAGGAATTACTAATCGTAATGGTTATAAATTTTCTACTAAGCAAGGTAAAAACGGAACGTTAAGAAAATTATCTGAAAGTTGTGATTCTGACATTGTAGCTTTTGTAATGCTAAATGAAGAATATCCACGAGTTTATTTTAAACCGACAAAAACAATAACGGGTATATCGCATCAGATATATTCAATTCATTTGTCAGATAAAAATTTAGAGAAAAGGACATTGAATGATGCACTTAGTAAATTGGGATGAAATACAATATTTTAAAAAAGAAGAATTTAATTGCACTCATACGGGTAATAATTTAATGCAAGATGGTTTTATGCGAAAGCTGGATTTTTTGCGGAAGACCATTGACAGACCTTTAGTTATTTCTTCAGGATTTAGAGATGAAACACACCCAGTTGAAGTCAGGAAGACAAAACCAGGTATGCATACAAAAGGTATTGCTTGTGATATTTTAGCTAATCACAAACACGCTTTAGATATTATTAAAATTGCCTTAGATATTGGATTTATGGGTATTGGTGTAAATCAAAAAGGTAATTATGATGGACGATTTATTCACGTAGATTTGCGAGAAGCAGAATCACCAATTTTATGGAGTTATTAAATTATGTTATTTGGATCAATAATTTCAGGCGTTACCAAGTTAGCGGGTACGTGGCTACAAGGTAAACAAGAAAAAGCAAAATTAAAAGCTGAAGTAGAATTAACAAAATTACAAGCGACAAAGAAAAAAATAGAACAAGACGGCAACTGGAACGAGATGGCTATGAAAGCATCAGATAGTAGCTGGAAAGATGAGGCGTGGACAATTTGTTTTATTGGTATTATCTTCGCTAGTTTTTTTCCACCCTTGCAACCATTTATGGCTGATGGTTTTAAATTTTTAAAAGAGGATTGTCCTGATTGGTTAACCTATGGAATATTAGCATCAATAGCTGGTTCGTTTGGGTTAAAATCAATCGCCCAATTTAGAAAATGATGTACCAATGGCAGTTTAAAGTAATTGTTACTTTATTAATAATTCAATTAATTTTACACGTTGCAGAAATAGTAATTGATTTAAATACGAACGATATTATGCAAATATTTCCCGTTCAAATAATATGATGGAAAAATTTTTAATTATTGTATTTTTTATTATTCAACCAGCAAATGAAGATGTAAAAAAATACGAAATAGAACAAGAAGTTTTTAATAAAAATAAATGTCAGGAAATGGCAAAAGATATATCTTTATATGTAAAACCGAGCCAAGATATTTTAATTGAGGCTCAATGTGTTAAATATTTAAAGATGTAAGTAGTGTATAAAGTAGTGTATAGATGGTATATTTTTAGGTATAAAAAGGAATAATGTATAAAGTAGTGTAGAAATTTATCAAAACCATAGGGTTTATGGGGGTGTCATTGGTTTGTGGTACCGGATGTCGGGGGTTCAAATCCCCTCAGCCACCCCATCTAAAACCCGCAGAATATAAGGCTTTTCCCCTAGTTTCGGCTAGGGGATTTTTTTTTGTCTTTTTTATTTATACACTACCACCCCCAAAAACAGTATATTGAAGGTATTAAATAAGTGTATAAAAGGTGTATTGATACCTTTGCAGTATTCGGTTTCGTAGGAAAAATAAATTAGTGCTTGCATAATATACCATTTAAATGGTATAAATAGTTATACACTAAATAATAACTTATAAAAACGAGGTAATATGAAAAAAAATTTATTAACATCTAAAGACATAGAATTTATCAAACAATGTATGTTTTATTTTTTAGACGATAGACATACTTCAATGGACACTAAACGTGAATTAAAAAATTATGAATATAAAGTTCATAGTATTGATGAAAAATTATGTGAAATGGAAAACACTATTATTAACCAACTAACGAGGTGAAAATGAAATACGAATTTATAAGCAGTTCAAAAATTAAAAGAGGTAAAAATACATTTGGAAGAATCAGCTATCGTGAAAATGGTGTACGAAAAGTTTTAGATTGTTCCATTGATAATTTAGAACAATATATTTCAAAATTTAAATATGGATTAGATAAACCAACACTCAATGCCTTAACTAAAAAATATTTAGAACACAGACAACAATTAGTTCGTAATAGACAAAATGGTGGATATGAAGGTATTAAATTAAGAACCTATGATACGGATTATAATTGGATCAAAAATCATATTCTTAAACATTGGGGGTCAATGTTAATTGAGGATATTAATGAACGTTTTATTTTAGATACTGTAAAACCATTTCTTAAAAATCCATTAAATTATAAAACCTTTTCTACGGGTAGAAAAATTTATAACCAATTACAAAAGATATTAGATTTTGGAATGGAACGTTCAATAATTAAACCTATTCGCTTTTTTAAATTTACATCAAAGAGTGATGGACGAAATGTTGAACCGAAAACTATTAGACCTATTCCAACAGTAGATGAAGTAAGAAAAATTATATCTATTGTATCACCATATTACCGAGTCTTTTTATTTACACTTGCGACAACGGGTTTACGTGCTGGTGAATGTTTAGGTTTACAATGGGATGATATTAATTTTGCTAAAAAACAAATGACAATAAAACGAACTGTTAGTCTAAAGACGATTGACATTCCAAAAACAGAAAATGGATTTAGAACCATTCCATTACCTGATTACTTAATAGGTATGTTAAAAAAGTTTAAATTAGATATACACAAATATGTCCAGCTATCTCAGCCAACTGATTTTATATTTCCTGATACAAAAGGTAGTTATAAAAATATTGATATTTGTCGTACTAATTCAATTTATTTTGCTAATAAAAAATTAGGTTATAAATTTGATCTACAATCATTCAGACGTTTTTACCGAACGGAAATGGAATTAATATTTGATGAATTAAACCTAAATAAAATGGTTTTGAATTATCGTTTCGGTCATTCTGCAAGAAATGTAGCTGAACAACATTATATTGATAGAAAAAGAGTGAATGATAGTGAAAACGAGTCTGTAAACATCTTGGCTAACAAGATTATTTAGGACGATATATTAGTCGTCCTACCCCCTAAATCGTTGCCTACGGGCTTTATTTTGGCTCGTTATTTTAGTTTTTGTAGCAGATTTCTTACTGTTTCAGAAATTCTATAATATTCTTCTTCAGTTACTTCTTTTGGCAACATTTTTAAATTACTACGTAAATAATTTTGATAATGAACCATTGATTTTGTTAGTAATTTTTTTTCTTCTGTACTAAACATTTAAAAATTATTTAAAATTTCTTCGCAATCATAATGAATGAATTGCCATTTATTATCAATATACCTAAATCCGTGTTTCATTGTTTCTGTATCTAAAAATTCACCACAGACGGGGCAATTTAATTTGTAGTGTTGCATCTTAACTTTTTTAATCACTACTGTTTTTTGTCCTCACAATGTTGTCTGTATTTTATGTAACCGAATATATGAAGTGATGGATTTTTGTCATCGGTTTTTTGCCAGCCGACATCCACCCATTCACAATCATATAATCGTTCATTTCTTTTTTTTTGATGAATAAACTCTACATTATCCCAAGCAAAAAAATTTAAAATTAAACTGATAAATACTGTTTCCATTAAAACGGAATGTCGTCATCAGGTAGTTCAACAGATTCTTTTTTTTGTGGCGATCCATTAGCGGAATCTTTTTTAGGTAAAAACTCAAAATTACCAAAAATAATTGAGGCATTTTTCTTTTTATTACCATCTTTATCTTCATACGTTGATAATTGTAATTCACCATTAAAAACAAGACCCGTACCTTTTTTAAAAAAACCAGCTAAACTTTCAGCCCGTTTTGTATTTAAAATGACACAATCAATCCAGCTAGTCTTTTGGTTTTCTTTACTACCCGTATTTTTTGAACCAATACTAAATTTAAGTATTTTATTTTCAGGATTAGTTTTTGATGTGATTAACTCAGAATCTTGTCCAAGATAACCACTACCATTAATATTCAACATAATATCTCCTATTGGTTAGTTGTTATTTTTATTTCATCCTTCAGCTTTAACACTTGTTGTAAAACATCAGAATCCTCGTCTTTTAACTTTTTGTAAATTGGTGAGAATACTTTTAATAATTTTCCTCCCGCACCCCCTTTACAATCCATTAACTGTTTATAATCATCAGGATATTTTTCTTTAAATTTAGTAAATTGACGTTCATCAATTTCTTTTTGCGGTTCAACCCGATAGCTGTGTCCACCATTACCTTTTGGTTTTTCTTTTAATGGATTATCTAAATCGTGGTCGTTGTATTCTGCTAGTCCTAATATAGACATCAAGCCATATCGTCTTGCATACGATATTGATGCCCCTATGGATTGTAATTTAGAATCACCCGCTTTTTCAGATTCATATAACCGAACACCATCATCACTAATAAATGAACCATCTTTATGTCTTATGGTTGTTTGTAAATAGCTATGTTCGTTAATTAATATTGAACGTTGTGTAAAATATAAATCACATTCATTCAATATTGGTTTAATTTCACTAATTAGGGTCGGTAGTTCAAAATATTGTCCTTTAAAGGCTGATTTTTTTTCACCCTTTATCCCATCAAACAATGAGTGAAACTTACACATTGATTCGTGAATTTTTCCTTCATTTACAGATTCCATATTCTTTTCACCTCTTCTGTAACGTCAGAACCTAAGTCGTACCAAAATTCATTTAGGTCAGGAGGTTCTATTAACTCAGTTAATAAAAACGGATCGTTTACCTTCTTTAGCAAGTTTTGACGACTTAAAGCAATCCGCCTCGCTTTTTCAACATATCCATCCAATGATTCCTGAGATAATAATTCACAGTTATCTTGACTAAATATTTTGAAATCTTTTTCTGTGGCATAAACAATTATTGGTTTCTTTTTTGTTGCCCGACAGTATAATGCTAGTTGCATTATGTCGTTATTGTAAGGTTCTTTAACAACGGGAGGACTATCACATTCAAAATGTTTTTCCTCAAACATAATCTTACATTCACAATCTTGTTCATTTACATACACATCAACTTCATCTTTAGTTTTAAATACTCGTTTTGTTTTAGACCACATTCCATTTTTTAGGATGCGATAAACATTATATCGGTCAGGAACTTCACGAATACGATTCCATTTAGTTTTTAATTCAATGACGTTTTCACGAGTTCTAAAATCTGTATATCCCGTAATGGGAATATCTAATTCAGGTAATTCTAAATTTATAGGTGTTTCTAAATCACATTCACTAACACCTAATTCTGTAAAAGCAAATTGCACGTTATTGTATGTAGGCATAAACCGTTTTTCATATTCATCCGCCTTAAATAAATCTTTAGCATCATACTTATCTCTTCTTTTTCTAAAATCATTAAGTACGTCTTCCATAACGGATTTAAAGGGTAATTTTTTTATATCAATATCTTGAAATAATTGGTGTACGGCTGAACCCGCCCTTGCCATAGGTGATGCTTTTTTTTTCTTTTTTATTTCAGGGTCAAGTAAAAAATAATTAAGCAACCAAGATTGAATAGGTTGTTTGAGTTGAGAAGGGGAAAAATGGTCAAAATCTAAATCAATGTAAATTTGAGGCAGAACGTCTTTAATCTTGGGTTCTGTATCGCAAGGTGTTGAATCTTCGCTATATATTGTGGTTACGTTATTCATATATACCAATAATGGTATAAATATAACAAAACTACAACGATTATCAAGAATAAAATCGTTATTTAATCAAATATGTTTAAAAATTGCCTTAATTACGTAAATTTCTATAACAACGTCTTTTTTTATTTCTGTAATAAAATTATGTGGATTTTCATACGTGTTTTTATCTTCATTTATCCTTTTTATGTAAATGTTGTCGTTATCAACTTTATCAAATATGCCAAAAGCAATAACGTTGTCGTTTTGTACGGCATACTCAATTACAATTTCTTCACCTTCTCCATAACTAGAGTCTTTTTCTATTAATACAAACTCATTTGGTTTTATACGTGGATAAGAACACATACCGGGTACTTTTACAAAATAATAATTGCCATCATTGTCCCATTTACTGTAACGTCTAGGTGTCTTATCTTTTAAGCTAACTCGTTGATCAATAGTCGTTTTACCAATTAAGGGAATACCTTTATTTGTATTTAAACTTTGATTAGCTTCACCAAGTTGCATCCGAACCAATTCGTCTACGGGCATATTAAAAGCCTTAGCTATATTGCTTAATGTTTCTGTACGTAGTCGTCTGACACCTTTTTCTATACGAGATACTTCAGCCTGAGTGCAACCTAATCGTTCAGCTACTTCTCTTTGGGTTAAATTAAAACGTAATCTAAGTTCAGACAATAAAGATTTGTCTTTCATTTTTCACCTCTAATAAGAAATATACCATTTAAGTATATTATTACAAGTAAAAAGAATGTTTTTACATAACAAGCAATAATTTATAGATATAACAGTTTATTATACATAAATAGGTATTAATGGTATAAAATTAATTATAAAGACGAAAAAACTTGCCAAATAAAAAAAATTTCGTTATTTGTTAAATATGAAACTTAAAGATTATTTAAAAGAAAATAAACTAACAGAAGTAAATTTTGCCGAAATGTTAGGGTGTAAACAACCCACAATATCACGATACATTAATCAAAAACGAATTCCAAAAAAACAGATAATGCAAAAAATTAATGAGTTAACTAACGGCAACGTTAATAAAAACGACTTTCAACGGGGTGATGATAGTGGGGAAATCTCAGCGAATTAAAGGCAGTTCTTTTGAACGAGAAATAGTTAATAAACACAAAGACTGGGGTGTTGATGCCAAACGTGTTCCATTATCAGGAGCAACTGACTTCGCCAAACACGATGTAATGATCAGCGGAATTTCCGCAGAATGTAAAATTAGAGCAAACGGATTTAAACAAATTTATGATTGGTTAGCGGAAGAACCTGACGTATTGATTTGTCGTGCCGATAGAAAAGAAACGTTTTATGTATTGCCTGAAAAAACGTGGATGCAGTTTTTAAAATGGTCAAAAATAATTAACGATGGATGAGATACGTGTTTTACCTCCCGAACCCACAGTATTACCTGAAGAAAAATTATTTATCGCCGTACTTAGACAAGCGATTATTGATTACGTTAAGTTTCGTAAACAAAAAGATTATGAATGGTTTTTTTCTGACGATTGTAAAGAAATTTGCCAATGGATTGATGTTTCGCAATCGTGGATCATCAGAATTATTAAGAACATTAAATGAAGAAACACAAAATATTAGATTTATTTTCAGGAATAGGTGGATTTAGTTATGGATTTGAAATGGCTAACCTGGGTGAAACTATTGCATTTGTTGAAAAGGACAAGTTTTGTCAGAAAGTTTTAAGAAAGCATTGGAAGGATGTTCCAATAATAGACGACATAAGGAAAGTTAATGGAAAAGACTTTGGTACAGCAACAATTATTTCAGGAGGATTCCCTTGCCAACCCTTCTCCGTTGCTGGAAAAAGAAAAGGCAAAGATGACGACAGATACTTGTGGGATGAAACTATTAGAGTTGTTGCCGAGTGCAAACCAAGGTGGTTTATTGGAGAAAATGTTGACGGCATTGTTAACATCTTCAATGGTACAATCTTGCGACAGATACAAGAAGATTTGGAAAAAGAGGGTTTCCAAGTCCAATGTCTTGTTATTCCAGCTTCAAGCATCGGTGCTTGGCATCAAAGAAAAAGGGTTTGGATTATCGGACAAAATGTATCCGACTCCATTAAACACGGATTGGAAATACCAGTCATACAATCCAATAACATACAAACTTCCAAAGCAAAAAAAAATGTCTACGGAAGTTTTGAAAAACAACAAACCTGGTGGCAAGCTCAATCCGAACTTTGTGGAGTTCCTAATGGGGTATCCTACGAATTGGACAAAGGTAGAGCCAACAGAATCAAATCACTCGGAAACTCAATCGTGCCACAAATCGCCCAACTTATCGGAGAATCAATTTTGAAAGCTGAAGATGATGAAAAACAAACACATAAACAAATACTTGGCGATTGACGTGTTGGAATTTGTAACTGAACAGTTAAAGAATGGAATGACGTTAAAAGAAGTTGCTGAGAATTGGTTGGATAATTATGAATCTATTAACCTGACTTATGGCAATATTATCAATGCATTAATCCGCCAACATCAAAAGAGTTTTGAAAAGATTAGTAATGGGGAAATGAACCAAATGGGGTCTTATGATTACGATTAAATTAACACCCGAAGTTTATGATAATGCCATTTCACTTGCTCATTTTCGTTATCAAATGAGTCGGGCAAGTAATTTAAAAAATCAAAAACAAGATAAAACACGAACTGAATTAGATATAGAAAAATTAGGGGCTAAAGGTGAATATGCCGTTGCCACATTGTATAACTTAAATCCGCCAATAAGTGGAGGCTGGGATTCAGGTTATGACTTATGGTTTTGTTCAAAATCAATACAAGTTAAAAGTACGTTTCATTCTGATGGACAATTATTATTTAGATCAAAAGAAAAATTTATAGCTGACTTTGCCATCCTGGTCGTACAAGACCAAAGCTGTCCAATGAAAATGACGATAGTGGGGGCAACGAGTAAAGATTATTTTTTCAACAATGCCGTAAAAAAAGATTTAGGAAATGGTGAAGTATACACATTAACTCAGGACAAAATGGCTAAACCGCAAGACTTTTGGAAATATATGATGGAAAAACGTTATGCTTAAAACATTAAGAGTATTATCACTCGGTGCTGGAGTGCAATCAAGTACCTTAGCTTTAATGATTCATAAAGGTGAAATACCTATGGTTGATTGTGCTATCTTTGCTGATACTCAAGCAGAACCGCCTAAAGTTTATGAATGGTTAGAATTTATAAAAAAAACAGTAAGTTATCCCGTGCATATTGTTACGTGGAGAAATTTAGAACAAGATGTATTAGATGCAAGTCAAGGTAAGTATCAAGCATTTACAATTCCTTTTTACACAAAAAACAAAGAAACAGAACAAAAAGGTATGTTGATGCGACAATGTACTGCTGATTATAAAATTAAACCAGTTACAAAAAAAGTAAGAGAGTTACTAGGGTATAAAAAAGGTGAACGAGTAGATTTAAAAGAAGTAAAAGTTGAAATGTTATTAGGTATATCAACAGATGAATTAAGAAGAATGAGAATGAATAGATTACGATATATAGATAATCAATATCCACTTATAAATGATTTTGGTATGTCAAGGCAAGATTGTATAGCTTGGATGAAAGATAATGGTTATCCTATGCCTACAAAATCAGCGTGTTATTTTTGTCCTTTTCACAGCCAATCAGGTTGGAAAGAAATAAAAGAAAATGATCCTAAGTTATTTGAAAAGGCAGTTCAAATGGATAAACAAATTCGTGACCAAGAAAAATATAAAATTAAAAACAAATTTAAAGATGACCTTTATTTACATAGAAGTTGTGAACCCTTAGACAAAGCATTGGAAGATGATGGTCAGTTAGATATGTTTGATGGGTTTGATTCCATTTGTGATGAGGGTATGTGTGGTGTTTAGTTTATTTGTAGAAATAATTGCCGTAGCTACCGCCATCACTTCTATTTATTTGTATGGAAATGGGTGGAAATATTCAGGTTATTTCGGCTTATTTTCACAGTTTTGGTGGGTATTATTCACATATTTGAATGAACATACGACTTTATATGTGTTGTGTTTTTTTATGATCCTAACTCATATTCGCAATATTTTTAAGATGAGGGCTAATAATGAGTAAAGAACCCGTTTACATAAATAAATCTAAATTAAAAGATAAATACGCCATTACACCTAATGCCTTAATACAAAACTCCGCCATTACTCTAGAGGCAAGAGGACTATTAGTATACTTGTTATCATTACCATCAGATTGGAAATTAAACATAAAAGACCTAAGTAAGAAAAATAACGTAGGTGAAAACAAAATTCGTAAGCTAATCAAAGAGTTAATGAAGTATCGGTATATCATTCGTACACAAAGTAGAATTAAGGACGGAACGTTCAAAAGTTTTGATTATTTCATATATGATACTCCGCAAACCCTTGAAATCCGTCCAGTTGATGATTTACCGCAAGTGGATATTCCACAAGTGGATAATCCACTAGTGGATATTGGGTACACATATAAAGTAAACAATAAACAAAGTAAACATAATACAAAAGAAACATATACTGATGCTTTTGAAGAGTTTTGGAAGTTATGTAAACGTAAACAAGGTAAAGATAGAACGTTTAAAAAATATAAGGAAATAATTAAAACAGTAGACCCAGCCATTCTAATTAAAAAGATGAACCAATACAATCAAGAAAAGGAAGAGTGTAAAACTGAATTGCAGTATTACAAAAATCCATATACGTGGTTGCATCAAAAAGGCTGGGAGGATGAATATATAGCGGAGAAGGATGAAGAACCTACTGAAGAAAAGATATTAGAAAGCTGGTTGCATAAACATACAAAGCTGGGTTATCAGCTACCTAATGACATAGAACAAAAACTAATACAAAAAGGTATGCTTAATGAAGAAAATAAAGTTAGTTCAAATTGATGGTAAGTTGCCTAATCTTGCATTAATGAAAATGTCATCTTATTTTAAATCATTGGGTCATAAAGTTACATTTACACGTTCTGTTAATCATTTAATGTTTGAGGATGATTATGATGAAGTGTATGGATCATCAATATTTTTATTTAGTAAAAACAGAATTGAAAAACTTAAAAGTAATTATCCTGAAGCAATAATTGGTGGAACGGGTACAGATGATTGGACAAAATGTATTGGTGATTATATTGATTTAAGTTGGAATAAATTAGATTATAGTCTTTACCCTGAATATAAATTTAGTATTGGTTTTACTCAAAGAGGTTGTCGCTTAAAATGTAAATTCTGTGTTGTTCCAATAAAAGAGGGTAAGAATAAATCAGATCAAACTATTAATGAAATATGGAGGGGTAAACCTTATCCTAAAAAAATACACTTACTTGATAATGACTTTTTTGGACAACCGCAACAAGATTGGGAATACAAAATAAATGAAATAAAAGAGGGAAATTTTAAAGTGTGTTTTAATCAAGGAATTAATATTAGGTTAATTGATGATGTAGTTGCTAAAAATTTAAGTGAAATAGATTATCGTGATGACTCATTTAAAAATAAAAGAATCTATACAGCTTGGGATAATATTGGTGATGAAAAACGTTTTTTTAAAGGTGTTGAAACATTAACAAAGTACGGAATTAAAACAAATCATATAATGGCATATATGCTTATTGGATATGATAAAAGAGAAACGTGGGAAAGAATTTGGTATCGTTTTAATAAAATGGTTGATGTCGGTATCTTACCTTATCCTATGGTTTACGATCCATTACAAAATAAAAGAGATTTAAAGCTGTTTCAACGATATGTAATTAGAGGTGATTATAGACATAAAAATTATGATGAATATTTACGTCACTATCATAATAGAAACATCAATGAATATAATAAAATTATGGAGTTAGATTTTGCCAAAAAAGAAAAAGCAGTATAAAGCCGAAGATTTACGTTTTCATAATCATATTCCTATTTATCAGGACACACCAACACCTGAACAAATGAAGAAAAACGTATACGAATATGAAACGTTAGAAACAAAAGTACAACGAGCAAGAATACTCACTCAAACATTAATGGATACATACTTATTAAAAAAACAAATAACTGAACCACAGTATGATGCGGGTATGAAATATTATAAATTATGGCGATTATCAGGACTAGAACCACGAACAACTAGTGCATTAAAACCCGTTGTTAGTTCTAATACATCAATGGCGATAGGGGACAATCAGGGTGATTGTTATGTTGCCTTACAAGAGGCACGATCAGCCGTAGGAAAACGATTGGTTAGCATATTGGATAAAGTGTTGCTATATAATGAACCATTAAAAGAATGGGAAAAATCGTATGGAGTTAGACCGAAGACGGGTATGTCGGTATTAATTGTCGCTTTAGATACGTTAGCTGACTTTTGGGGAATTGGTTAATCGTCAGGATTATTTTCTTTATCTTTATATTCGTCAATCTTATCGTTAACTTCCATTTGAGCATTTAAATCTAAACTAGGATCACGTGCTGGAACTGTAAATGGTTTGTCATATTTGCTCAAGGCTTCATCTAAATGTGAAACGTCAATACCATATTTTTTTAATTCACGAATATTATATTTCATACATTTAAATAAATCTAAAACAACATTGTCTTTGCTATCAGCACGAGCAATATATTTTAACATACACGCACGATTGTGATTAAGATTAAAGGCATCAACTACATCAAGAATTTCTATTTCCGTTCCGTCAGGAGTAATGCCTTTATAATAATTAGGATTTACTGGAGTCTTATTCTTCATACAGCATTAACCAAAAAGCAAATATAGCTATTGATATACCTAGTGCAGAGTTAGCATAATTACCATACACAAGGTGATGAATAGAATAATAAAGCATTATTGGTGATAAACACACACCAAGACAGCGAGTAAATATATAAAATAGTTTATTTTCCATAACTTAAATATATTCTTAAATGGTATATAAAACAACTAAAAAATAATAAAATATAATTAATATATACCATAAAAAGGTATGGGCTATTGACAAGGTTACCTGAAATGGTACTATTTAAGAAAACTTTCAAAAGAAAGTTTGTTTCCTTCCCTTTAAAAAAAAAGACCGAGTCACCTAAGGCTCGGCATTTGTTATAAAAAAAATGTTAGAATTATTTATTATTACTCTATGGTTAGAGTTTAAAGGACAGCTTTATGTTAAGTATGATTTACCTTTACGAAGTAATTGTGAACGTGCATTTGAAGAAATAAAAGAACGATACAAAGATACACCGATAAAAGTGGTAGCGGTTAAATGCGAACCGACAGAAGATTTTGTACTTGATGAACAAATATATAAATACACAAAATCATTTAATGAATATATAAATCCGAAGAAGAAATTATATGCCAAAAAAACCAGTAAAGAAAACTCAGGACTTACTCAATAAGATTTGTCAGTACATTGTTGAAGGTAAGTCATTACGATCCATTTCAAAAATGGAAGGTATGCCGACAGTTCAGGCGGTGATGAAGTGGTTAAATAACGATGAACAATTTTATAAGCAGTATCAGATTGCCAGAGAAAATCAGGGTGATTTGTATGGTGAAATGATTAATGATATTGCACTTGATTTAATCAATGGTAAAAGAACAGACTTTCAAAATTGTCGTGTAGCTATTGATTCGCTGAAATGGACAGTAAGTAAAATGTCTAGTAAACGTTGGGGAGATAGACAGCAAATAGATGTAAATCAAACCAATTATGTAGATGAATTGAATAAGGTTCAGGATGTTATTAAGAAGAGGATTGAAGAGAAAAACCTAGAGAAATCAAGGGATAACGTGGTGGCGATAGATAAGAAGGTGGGCAAAACCTCTTAACGTGTTTAGCACTACACACGTACAAAAATCACAGAATTTGTACAGTATTTGGTTATATAAACCAACTACAAGTTAATTAAATCAATGACTTACAAAGATTTATACACTACATAGTTTTATTATGGGGGTTTTTCACCTCGTTTTCATAAACCCCCACCCATAAAATTTAGGCGGGGGCAGATTATTATAGGTATATCTCCCTCATATTACGAACACCTAACCACCCCCCTTGTTTTTTAGAACAACCAATAGGATTCTATGCAAAATTCTGATGTAATTACTAAACTCGCACTAGACCCCACCCTTTATGTGGAAACAATGCTTAACGTCACCCCTGAAGATTGGCAAAAAGATGTTTTGGAGTCTTTGCTAACTTATGACAAGATTTCTATTAAATCGGGTCACGGCACGGGTAAGACGGCGTTACTGAGTTGGATTATTTTATGGTGGCTGAGTTGTCGCCTTCCGTGTAAAATTGCGATTACGGCAAACACGTCAAACCAGCTTAGTGATATTTTGTGGAGTGAGATTGGTAAGTGGCATCGTAATTTGCCACAAGGCTTTAAGGATTTATTTGAATTTAAGTCGGATAAGATTAATTTAGTCGGTGTTAAGGATAGTTTTGCGGTGGCAAGAACGGCACGCCGTGAACAGCCTGAAGCCCTTCAGGGCTTTCACTCACCCAATATGTTATTTATAGCGGATGAGGCATCAGGTATTGATGATTTAATATTTCAGGTAGCTGAAGGGTCATTAAGTACCCCCAACGCTAAAGTGTTATTAACGGGTAACCCTACTCGTTCTAGTGGTTATTTTTTTGATACGTTTCATACGATGTCGCATCGCTGGAAGAATTTTACTGTATCGTGTCACGATTCACAGCAAGTGAATCAGGGGTTCATTGAGGATATGAAAACCAAATATGGCGAAGATAGTAATGTGTATCGTATTCGTGTATTAGGTGAATTTCCTGATAACTCGGATGATTCAATTATCCCACTTCATTTGATTAGTGAAAGTATTAAACGTGATATTGAACCCAGCACGGATGACGTAGTTTGGGGTTTAGATGTGGCGAGGTTTGGTAATGATAAAACAGCCTTAGCTAAGCGACAAGGCAATACGTTGTTAGAAAAGGTGAAAACGTGGCAAGGTAAAGACTTAATGCAAACTGTCGGTCTTGTTGTTACTGAATATGAGGCGTTGCCGTATTCTAAACGCCCAACGGAAATACTGGTAGATTCTATTGGAATTGGTGCGGGTGTAGCGGATAGATTACAAGAATTAGTAGATTGTCAGGTTACGCCAGTTAATGTGGCTGAATTACCCGGTTTACAAGAAAAGTATTTACGTCTTAGAGATGAGTTATGGTTTTTAGCCCGTGAGTGGTTTGAAAGTCGTGATGTAAAGATACCTGAAGATGAAAATTTAATAGCGGAGTTAGTAACCCCTCGTTATTCGTTTATGTCTAATGGTAAGATTAAGGTTGAATCAAAAGAGCAAATGAAAAAAAGAGGGCATCAATCACCTGATTTAGCGGATGCTTTTTGTCTTACGTTTGGTAGTAAAGGTGCTTTTGCTAATGTTAATCGCAATTACAAATGGAATAAGCCCATTGAAAGGGATTATAAATGGATCGTATAGATCAAGACGAGCAAATGGATGTTTCGCCATTAATTGTAATTGTTGAATATTTAATAGAAATTAAACAAATGAATCCCCAGTTATCGTGGGAAGATTTGATGTATAACTGTATTTTTGCGGGGGCGTATATGGCGAAATACAGCAAAATGAATAAGGATGATTATTTAAAGGTATTACGAGGCATTAAGATTGTTGAGGAAGACATACCTGAATATCAAGTAGGTGAGGCGTAAATGGCGATTTACAAAGGCAGAAAAGTAACATTAAACAAACCCACTCGTATTAGTAAAGGGCAGACGAGTTATGGTAAAAAAAAATTTCAAGTTTTTGTAAAGAATAAAAACGATAATGTGGTCAGGGTTACATTTGGTGATCCAAATATGAAAATCCGCAAAAACGAACCAAGTCGCAGAAAAAGTTTCAGAGCAAGACACAAATGCGATACGGCAAAAGATAAAACCTCAGCCCGTTATTGGAGTTGTAAGAAATGGTAAAAACGAAATCAATATCAGCCCCACGTGGGTATCATTTTATGAAAAAGGGTAGTGGTTATACCTTAATGAAAAACCCTACGGGTGGTTTTAAACCACATAAAGGGGCAAGTTTAAAAGCGACATTTAAAATTCAAAAAGTACATAAATGACGAAAAAAAAATCCACAAAAAAGAAAAAGGCTGTACCCACTAACCCTTCGCTATATGCACGTGTTAAGGCAGAGGCTAAACGTAAATTTGATGTTTACCCCTCCGCTTATGCCAATGGCTGGTTAGTTAGAACCTATAAAAAGCGTGGTGGTAAATATAGGACAGTATAATGGCAAAACCTAAAGGTGGTTTAACCAAATGGTTTAAAAAAGAAAAGTGGGTGGATATTGCTAGTCCTAAGAAAAAAGGTAAATATCAACCTTGTGGACGTAAGTCAGCAAAAAGTTCTAAGCGTGGTTATCCGAAATGTGTTCCGTTAGCTACCGCTAAGAAAATGACTAAGGCACAAATTAAATCAGCGGTTACTCGCAAACGAGCAAACCCAATGAGTAAAGTATCAACATTTAAAAAACGGAGAAAATAATGTACGGACATAAAAACAAAAAAATGAATAAGACAAAAAAAAACAAAAAGAAAAAGAAGTAGGTAAATTTATTACTGAAAATTTTACGTTAAATGGCTACTCAGCCAATATTTATAAACAAGAAAAGAATTAATTATGCCAAAGATGGATGACAGTACACTTCAGGCGATTGTAAAAAATCAAATGGAGGATGCTTTAAATTATTACGATAGTGAATTATCTAGTTTTAGAATTGATGTACAAGACTACTATAATTCAGAAGAATTCGGAAATGAGCAAAGCGGAAAATCAAGAGTTGTAACTTCTGATGTACAAGAAGTAATTGAAATGGTTATGCCGTCAGTTATGCGAATTTTTACCTCAAGTAAAGAGTATGTTCGGTTTGTACCTCGTCAGCAAGAAGACGTAACGGCATCTATTCAGGCAACACAATATTGTAATTACATTGTGGATCAAAATGATGGATTTACCTTATTTCATAATTGGTTTAAATCAGCCTTATTATTTAAACTGGGTGTATTAAAATTTTACTGGGATGAATCTGAAGATGTAACTGAGGAAAGTTATGATGGTCTAACGTTAGATGAATTAACGATTATGACATCAGATGATAACATTGAAATAATAGAACAAGACTCACGTCCAATAAATGAAAATGCAGAAGAACAAACCGATGAAATGGGTAACGTCATACCCATACCTATGGTCTATGATGTTAAAATCAAAAAGAAGACAACATCAGGAAAAATAAAAATTATTAATATTCCTGAAGAAGAATTTCTTATTCAGCGACACACTAAAAATTTAACTGATGCTGATTTTGTGGCTCATAGAAGAGAGATGTCAGTTGGTGAACTAGTGGCTATGGGCTTGGACTACGATGAGGTTATTCAATATGCGGGTTCAGGAGAAGAGTTAGACCAGCAAGAAGAAAAGTTAAATCGTTTTGAAGATGTGGATTCAGGTTCGCCTGAACATAATTCCATTGATCAATCACAACGAAAAGTGATGTATACGGAAACGTATATTAAGGTTGATTATGATGGTGATAATATTCCTGAGTTAAGACGAATTTGTACTGTTGGACAATCATATCATATCGTTAAAAACGAAGCGTTTGACCATATTCCGTTTGCGGTATGTAGTCCGATATTAATGCCTCATAGAATGATTGGTGTATCGTTAGCTGAACAAGTTATGGACTTACAGCTAATTAAGTCAACTGTACTTAGACAAATTTTAGATAATTTATACCTATCAAATAACACTAGGTTGGTAGTCCAAGATGGACAAGTTAATTTAGATGATATAATTAATAATAATCCCGGTGGCATAATTAGGTCAAAACAAATTGGTGCAGTACAACCATTAACAACACCATTAATTGCCAATCAAAGTTTTCCGTTATTAGATTATTTAGATCAAATAAAAGAATCTCGTACGGGTTTAAATAAAGCCTCTATGGGTTTAGATGCTGATGCCCTTCAATCAACAACAGCTAGTGCGGTTAATCAGATTGTATCGGCTAGTCAGGGTAAGATTGAATTAATTGCTCGTGTATTTGCTGAAACGGGTGTAAAGCAATTATTCAAAGGCATTTTACATTTAGTTACAAAACACGCTACTCAACCACAAATTGTAAGATTAAATAATAACTTTGTTCCTATGGATGTAAGACAATGGAAAAATTCTTACGATATGGAAGTTAATGTGGGATTAGGTACGGGGCAAGTAAATGAGAAATTACAAGTATTAGACAGAGTGGCTAAAACACAAGAACAAATTTTACTAACTATGGGATTACAAAACCCATTGACGAATTTATCACAGTACCGAGAAACTATTGGTAAGATGTTAGAACTATCAGGATTTAAAGATGTAGATTCATTCTTCCTTGATCCACGTACACAACCACCAATGCAACCGCAACCAAGTGAAGCGGAACAATCAGTACAAGCGGATATGATGAAGGCAAAAGCCGAAATAGAGTTAAAACAGAAAAAGTTAGAATCAGATATTCAACTCGCTAGAGAGAAACTAATGGCGGATATTGAATTAAAACGTCAGGAATTAAATGCTGAACTTCAGTTAAGGGGTCAGGCTCAAGTTCTTGGTAATAAAGAAGTTTCACAAAACTTATAAAAGGAGATAATTATGGTTGCGGGAGTAGCTTTAGCCCCTTTAGCAAGTAGTGCTGGGGCAAGTGGATTAAGCAGTTTTTTAAGTGCATTAGGCACGGGCGGACTTGGTGGTTTTCTCGGTGGCTTGGGTAACTCAGTAACGGGTCTACCAGTTATGCAAGTATTTGGACAAGAAGCATCACCTATGGGTTCTTTTGGTCAATTACTCGGTTCAGGAATGATGGGTAATTTTAACAATGCTGGTCAAGCCTATATGTTAGGCGGTGGTATGAATCCGCAAATGAGTGCGGGAGGTATGTCACCAATAGCTGATGCCAATATGCCCGGTCAAATTACTCAAGCCGAAGCGATGAGAATGTTGGAAGAAATGCAAAGACAACAACAAGCTGTTGGTCAAAATATGATGATGCCACTAGATACAATGACAGACCCCCGATCATTAATGGGTGGTCTATTAGGTAATTTAGGTGGAACAATGGGTACACGTCAAATATAGATATGAATGATGATTTGGATTTACGTAATAGAGCAAATCAAGGCAATAAAGCTAAAGATTTACTCAATAATGACATATTTAACAGAGTTTTTGAAATCCTTGAAAAACGATATATTGAAGGGTTTTCAGAAAGTAAAAGCGATGATTCGCACGTTCGTGAAATTTGTTATAGACAGTTACAAGCGTTGCGAAAACTTCGTGAAGAAATATCTATTTTGGTAGCTGATGGAAAATTAGCTTCTGAAAAACTAGATACAATCAATAAAAAAAAATTTTATTAAAAGGAATAAATTATGGACAACAGCAATCCGCAAGGAACTGAACCAACTACATTATCTCGCCGTCAAGGTGTTGATTACCTCTTAAAAGTTAATACTGAACCATCGCAAGATGATAATTCTGAAACGAGTCAAGAGTCAAATAATCCTGATGAAAATAGTCAGGAACAAACAGAAACAGAAACTCAGGATGTAGAAACGGAAGCAACAGAAGATGTTGTGGAAGAAGAAACAGAAAGTGTTGATGAATCTGAAACAGATACGGACATTGAGGAAGTTGAAGACGTAACTCAGACAGAGCCTGAAACATATACTGTTAAAGTTAATGGTGAAGATGTTAATGTAACTCTTGATGATTTAAAGAACGGCTACTCAAGAACATCTGATTATACTCGCAAGAGTCAGCAACTCGCTGAACAGCGTAAGCAGTTTGAACAACAAGCACAGCAGATTCAAGCTGAGAGGACACAACTTGCTGAAAACTTAAAAGCGGTTGAACAATTTTTATCTAATCCCGTACCCCAACCTGATCAAAATTTAATTAATTCTGATCCGAGTGAGTACCTTAGACAAAAAGATGCTTACGAAAAACATCAACAAACAGTACAAGCTGTTAAAGATGAGCAAGTAAGACTTCAACAGCAACAGCAACACGATTTAATGCAAAACTATCAAAAGAATCTTGAGTCCGCTAAAGTTGAATTATTAGAACGAATTCCATCGTGGAAAAATGCTGATGTAGCAACCAAAGAAAAGCAAGCGGTTGTTACCTATGCAAAACGTGTTGGATTTTCGGATTTAGAAATGCAGACGGCATCAGACCCAAGAGCGATTGAAGTTTTACGAAAAGCGTATTTATACGATAAACTCGTTGCTAAAAATCAAGTGGCAAAGAAGAAGGTAACCAAAGCACCAAAAATGATAAAAGGAGCAGTTCCAACTTCTAAGAATGAAAGTAAGCAAAGAAAATCCCAACAATTATTTGACCGACTAGGTAAGTCAGGCAAAATGAAAGATGCCGTTGAGTATCTTATGAATAAATAAATATTAACTATTAACTTTTAAGGAGTAAATTATGGCAATTTACAAAACCAGTGATAGCGTTGGGGAGAAAGAAGACCTCTCTGATGTAATTACAAGAATAGACCCTGATGAAACGCCGTTGTTTTCCAATATGGAAAAAATTGCGACTAAGGGAATTACCCACGAGTTTCAAGTTCAAGAATTGGCTAGTGCTGTTGATAACAACGCTAACAATGAAGGGGCTGACTACTCATACACAAACCCAACAGCGACAACAAGACTTGGTAACGTACACCAAATTTTTGTTCAAGCTGGTTCAGTTTCAAACACTTTAGATGTGGTTGATAAAGCTGGAAGAGATAGAGAAACAGCTTACGTCAAAGTGTTAAAAGGCATTGAGCAAAGACGTGACATAGAAAAAACTTTATGTGCATCCGTTGCAAAATCTGCATCTGACCCACGTAAGTTTGGTACTATTGAAACGTGGATTTCAAACGTATCTAGTGCTGGTGATGCCACCGACATTACAGCGTTTGATGGTTCTGCAACTAGAACTGATGGTACGGGTAGAGCATTGACTCTTGCTCAAATTGATACAGTTATGCAATCTGTATATGAGGATGGTGGAAACCCGGATATGCTTGTTGTATCTCCATCTAAGAAAGCAACTTTTTCTGATTTATCATCAGGATCAGTTGTGACTAACCAACTTCATATGACAGCTAATGCACCAAAAGAAGCAGTAATAATTGGTTCAGTATCAATGTATTTAACTGACTTTGGTACATTAAACGTTGTTATTGATAGACAAATGCAGAGTGACAGAGTGTATCTATTAGATAGTGAATATCTAAAAATGGGTGCATTACCGGGTCGTTCTTTCTCAGTAAGTGATGTAGCCCCAACTGGTGATGCTACTAAATTTGCTGTGGTGTCAGAAATGACATTCGTACCACAAGCACCGAAATCAATGGGTGCAGTTTACGATTTATCGTAATAATAATATTTGAAGGGGTGTAACAGCCCCTTCTTTTATTGGAGGAAATTAAAATGCTATTAACAAAAAAACTAATAAGATTTAATGACCTTGTTATAAAAATTTCAGAGCAGACAAAAAATTTAAAAGACCTATCAGAAAATAGATGGGGTTATAGATATGCCAAAAAGGTCTAATAAGGTTGTTTATGATCCAATTAAAAAAACTAAAAGACGATTTAAAAAAAAAGGATTAAGACATAGAAAAAAATTAAGTCCTAAATCACATTTACGGGTAAGAAATAATGGAAAAGATAATAACCAAAAACGAACAAAAAACAACAAAGCTAAAGTACGAAGATGATAAAACCTATATCGTAACTGAGCAAAAAGTTGATCATATTCTTAATGATAATAAAAAGAAATCTAATGAATATGAAAAAGGTAAGTTAATTGGTAATACACAAAAACACCAACAGCATATTGCGAATATACCCGTTACACTTTACTACGAATTATTAAAACGATTTGGACATCCGAAACATAATGCAAAAGCGTGGAAGAAATATTTAAATGACCCTGATAATAGGTATCTTAGAACTGGTGGAGGACAACTGTAATGGCACTCGCAACATATAGTGATTTAAAAACATCTATTGCTAATTTTTTAGCTCGTGATGATTTAACATCAAACATTGATGATTTTATAGATTTAACAGAGGCTCGGTTAAGTAGAGAATTATATACACGATTTGACCACGACAGAGTTACCGCATCAACTACGGCTGGTGATCAATATATTTCATTACCTACGGATTTACGTAAGATTGAAACGATTAGATTAAATACATCACCTCGTAGGGTATTACGTTATTACACACCAAATTCGTTAGATAGTAATTTTACTACGTCATCAAATGGTACACCACAAGGGTATTCCATTATTGGTAGTGAAATAAAACTCGCCCCTACACCTGATTCTGTTTTAACGTTAGAAATGATTTATAGTAAAACGATTGAAGCCTTATCAGATAGCAATACATCAAATACAATATTAACTCGTCATCCTGACGTTTATCTTTATGGTGCATTACATCACGCTTCAGTATTTTTATTAGATGAAGTAAAAGCAAGACAATATGATGAATTATTTACTAGAGCCATTCAGGAAATAATTGTCACTAATGATAAAGAACGTTACGGCTCAGCGTTAGCTATGAAGGATGATTATACTAAACAATTAATAACAATTACGGGATAGAAAAATGTCAGCATCAAATTATTTAGAAAACAAAGTGTTAGACCACGTGTTAGGGTCAAGTGCCTACACACAACCTTCAGCTTTATATGTAGCATTATCAACGGGTAGTTTCGCAGATGATAATTCAGGAACTGAACTTACGGGTAATGGATATACTCGTAAAGTGGTTACATTTGGTACGGCTAGTTCAGGGTCTATTTCATCTAATAGTAATGTTGAGTTTGATACAGCTACGGGTTCGTGGGGCAGTATCGGTTTTTTTGGAATTTATGATGCAAGTTCAAGTGGTAATTTGTTATATCACGGGGCGTTTTCAAGTGCAAAAACTATTGAAACGGGAGATGTATTAAAAATAGCGAGTGGGTCTTTAACTGTAAGTTTAGATTAAGATGAATGACCATAGTATCGCCAACACTAGAACAACTGGCTCAATATGGCAGTTTAGATTCATTACCTTTTAGTTTAGATAATGCACAATATGTAGATTATCGTGATCCTAATTTAGACCAGTTAGCAAACTGGGGTGGATTAGATACATTACCTTTTTCTTTAGATTCTACTAACTGGGAAAATGCTTTTGTCCGTTTTGGTACATTAACAACATCATCTAGTTTTACGACAACAGCTTCAGCCTTAATTGGTGAATCTGCGGATGGTTCAACAACGAGTACCTTTACAGTTACGGGTTCGGGTTTACGTCAACGCTTAGTTGATTCTACAACAACAAATGCTTTTACTGTATCGGGTTCAGGTATTCGTATAAGACTTGTTGATGATAGTTTAAGTTCAGCGTTTACCTCAAGTGGTTCAGCAACATTATTACGAACAGTAAGTGGAACGGAATCATCATTATTTACGACAAGTGGGTCAGTTACTTACACAGCGGGAATGACCGCTAGTCAACCAACAACATTCATATCAACGTCAACACCAACGGCAGTCTTTGTTAATAGTGGTTCACTTACCTTTACATTTAGTGATGTAACAGAGGCTTTTAAACAAGGTGAAGAATGGAACGAAGATACATCAGTTGTAGAAACGTGGACACCGCAAAGTAGTTCGGTAACTGAAACGTGGACACCATTATCATCAAGTACATCAGAAACGTGGACAAGTGTTACATCAAGTACAGCGGAAACGTGGAGTCAAACATCATCAGGAAATAGTGAACAATGGACACAGTAAAAATAGGATTAAATGATTGGTTACCTGACCAGCCTGAATATGGAAATAAAGGATTAACTGTTGCCACTAATGTGTTACCAGTAGTTAAAGGATATGAAACATTTAAAGCGTTAGCTGATTATTCCAATGCGGGTGATAATTATTTACGAGGAATATTTGCTTGTGAAGATATAACGGGTAATGTAAAGATTTTTGCGGGTGATCAAAATAAATTATATTTATATAATAATTCAACATCTAATTTAGATGATGTATCTAAAGTTGGTGGATATACACTAGATACTACCGATGTATGGAAGTTTGTTCAATTTGGTGACAAAGTTATCGCTGTTGCGGGTACGGGTGAAACCATACAAGAATATGATTTAACGTCTAGTTCAACTTTTGCGGATTTAGCAACGGGTGTTAATGCTGAACGAATAGCGGTCGTTAGAGATTTTGTATTTACGGGTAATAATTCTTCAGGATTAAATAACGTAAGATGGTCAGCGTTAGGTGATGCCACTTCGTGGGCGACATCACAAACAACCCAAGCTGATAATCAAGACATATCTGACTTAGGAGCTGTTACCGCTTTAGTTGGTGGTGAGGAAGTCACTATATTATGTGAACGAGGCATAGTTGTTGGACGTTACGTAGGAACGCCATTGATTTTTTCGTTTAATACCATAGAAAGTAAAAGAGGATGTAATTTTGGTAACTCAGTAGCTAATGTTGGACGTACAATTTTTTATTACACAGATGATGGTTTTTATCAATTTGATTCACGTAACGGAAGCCGTCCAATAGGTTATGAAAAAGTAGATACATTTTTTAAGAATGATTTTAATACTTCATTTCCTCATAAATTATCTACGGCTGTTGACCCAAATAATAAATTAATTATGTGGGCTTATCCTAGTAATAGTAGTTCGTCAGGTACTAATGATAAAATTCTTGTATACAACTATTCTTTAGATAAATGGTCGTTAATTAATCAAGCCACAGATATTGTTAGTAGTATTTTAACACCAGGTCGGACACTAGAAGGATTGGTGGCTATAAATTCATCCATAGATGCTTTACCCGCATCTTTAGATTCTGTTTTATATAAAGGTGGAAATATTTTATTTGTAGGAAGTCAGAATAATAAATTAGCAACATTTACGGGGGCATCATTAAATGCAACGATTGAAACGGGTGAGTTTGAACATAGTAATAAAAAACTATCTTTAATATCACAAGTAAGACCTATATATGAAAAAACAGATAGTGCGACAGCAACTGTAACTGTACAAGTTGCCTCACGTAAAACTACGGCATCTGATTATACTTATGGGTCAGCAAGTAGTGTTAATACGGATGGGTTTGCCCCTATACGTTCTAACAATCGTTATCACCGAGTAAAGTTAAATTTAACGGGCGAATGGACTAACATTCAGGCTATTGATATTGACATTACTAATATGGGTAGCCGATGAGTACAAGTAACTTTATTGGATTACCTTATGCTGGTGGTGATGAACGTGAAGTAGCGTTTGTTGTTAATAATTTACTTGAAGGTAAAATAAACAGTACGGGTACAGTAACACTTACAGCGTCAGCAACATCAACAGTTGTTAGCGATAGACGAGTTGGTGCAAATTCACTTATTTTTTTTATGCCTCAGACCGCAAATGCGAGTAGTGAAATGGCATCAGGCGGTATGTATGTTAGCAGTAGAGGTAAACAAACATTTACAATAACACATCCCAACAACGCTAATGCAGATAAAACATTCGGATATGTCGTTCTTGGTTAACAACCAAGTGTACAAATTTCCACATTTATTAAAAGTTACTGAGGCAAACATAAAGAATGTATGGCAGATATTAGAACCATATATTGAAATAAATTTAAGATACGGAGTACATACAGAAACCAAACGAGGTGTATATGATTTACTATTAAGTGGTCATTCACAGCTTTGGTTAAATAAAGACTCTTTTGTAATTACAGTTATTCAAACCATCAACGTAGGAAAAGCCTTAGTCGTTGGTTTTGCTTATGGCAACAAACATCATTGTATTGAAATGGTTGACGGCAAAATCAAAGAGTGGGCAAAAACTATGGGATGTAAAAATATAATCATTAATGGACGTTTAGGATGGAAACGTTTTTTAAAGAAAAATAAGTTTAAACCTAAAGCAATAATATTAGTTAAGGAGATATAAATGACGGGCGTTTTTAAATCAATCGGTAGCATTTTTACGGGTGGTGGTAGTAGTCCAGCCCCCGCACCGCAACAAGTTGGAACACAACGAGTACAATCCGTTGCAGACATTCCTGATTATGTAAAACCTTATTACACAGATTTATTAGATAAATCAGAAGAATTATTTGACACGCCACGTGAATTATTTTCAGGAAGTTATACAGTTCCATTTTCTGAACAAACACAAACGGGTTTGGATCAAGCTATGGCGTTGGCTCAAGCGGGTGATCCATTAAATCAAGCATCAACCGATGTTACTCAACAAACATTACAAGGTAATTTTTTATCAAATACAAACCCTTATTTTCAACAAGCTATGCAATCTGCATTTGACCCCGTTGAGGCTAGAGTTAATTCTATATTTAGTCGTGGTGGACGTTTAGGTTCAGGGGCAAATCAAGCAGTATTAGCTAATGAATTAGCAAAAATATCCGCACCTTTAGCTATGGCTAATTATCAACAAGAACGTCAAAATCAATTAGATGCTTTAAAAATTGCACCAGTTATAAGAGGTCAGCAATTTGAAGATGCACAAAAATTAATTAATCTTGGTTCGGTGTTAGAAGATCAACAAGCGAGAGAATTACAAGAACAAATTATGCGAGACCAATTCCAGTACACAGAACCTCGTGAACGTTTAGAAAATCAATTAGCTTTTGTTACGGGGGCTACTCGTGGCGGTACAAGTACAACAACACAACCAATATATGGTCAAAGTCAATCAAACTTTCTCAATCCACTAGGTGCATTAAGTGTTCTTGGTGGTTTTGGTGGATTATTTAGTTAGGAAATAATTATGTCATTATTAAATAGAAATAATTTTGGTTTATTAGGTTTACCTAATGTTCAATTAACTACGGGTATCAACCCTAACGCCCAAATGCCAAATATGGGATTGCAACAACCTATTGGCGGTTATGGTCAACCGACAGTACCAATGACAATTCCGACTATGCCATTACCACAACCACAACAACCTACAACGTTTGCTGGTCGTTTAGATAATATTGCTCAACGATTATTAGATTATAATATTGGTAGAAATCAAGCGGGAAAAGCATCTTTAGACCCATCATCAGGTGATGCGGGTTATGTTAATGCTATGGGTTTTCAAAATATGCAAAATCAAGCCCGTGCAAGAAGTGATTTAGCAAGGCAGTTAGAAAACCAAAGAATTAACAATATGTATAAACAAGCCTTGACTCAAAATTTACAACCTAGAGCAAAATTTCAAGATATTGCTGGAGGTGCATTTACACGAAAAATAAACTCTGATGGTACAAGTGAATTAGTAAGAAATGATGAAGTTATTGAATTGCTTAATGAACAAGCACGAATTAAGAATCAACAAAAAACTGGTGGTTTAACAGTTGGACAAAAAAAACTAGACGAAACTTTTGCAAAAGACCTTGTTGCAAATAGAGATAAACTTCTTAATGATAAAGTTAACTTGTCAAAAATTGAAAATATTTTAGCAGAAATAAATGATCCTGATTTTCAAGCAACTGGAACAATTAGACAAAAAAGTCCAATACTAGAGGATTTATTAAAATTTGATTCACAAGGTCAAAGACGTCTTGATTTAAGTGATAGAGTACGAAATGTGGTTCAACAATCATTACGAACAATTTTAGGTGCACAGTTTACTGAACGTGAGGGTGAAAAATTAATTGCATCATATTTTAACCCAGCTTTACCTGAAAGTTATAATCAAAGACGTTTAGCAGAATTACAAACTCAGTTAAAAGCTAAGACAGATTATGAAGATGCACGAATTAATCATTTTATAGAAAATGGTACAATGGACAAATTTAATCTTAAACCTCCGTCAGCAGAGGATATTAAAAAGGAATCACTAAAACTTTATGACGAAAGTCTAAAAGCTAATGAAGAAAGTGAAAATAGATTAATAGATAAATATAAATAGGTAATTAATGGCTACAATAAAACAATTAGAAAACGCTTTAGTCAAAGCAGAACAAGCTGGTAATATAGATGACGTTAATGAAATTAAAAGATTAATTTCTAATAAACAAAATGATGTATCTTTAGCTAGTGGAATTGCACGTAGTGCTGGTCAAGGTCTTACTTTTGGTTTTGGTGATGAAATTGTTGCTGGTGTTAAAGCACCTTTTACTGACAAAACATATAGAGAAGAATTAGAATTAGAACGTGCAAAGTTAGAAAACTTTAGACAACAAAATCCAAAGACAGCGTTAGCATCAGAATTAGCGGGTAGTATTGCTATCCCTTTTGCGGGTGGTGCTGGTCGTGCTGTAACTAAGGGATTACAAAAAGCTGGTGATTTAGTAACAAAAAATCAGTTAGGTAATTTAGCTACACAAGGTGCAGTTGCAAGTGGTGTTTATGGAGTAGGAACAGCAGATGAGGACACTACCGCTGGTGATATTGCAAAACAAACAGTAACGGGTGCAATAGCTAACCCCGTTGTTGCACGTACTGCACAAAAATTATTAAATCCACAAATATTAGATGATGCTAAAAAATTAATGGATAAAGGTACAGAATTAACTGTCGGTCAAAAATTAGGTGGAGTTACAAAAGCATTTGAAGATAAAGCAACAAGTTTCCCTATTATGGGTGGTGGTATTCAGCAATCACGTCAACAATCTATTGATACTTTTAATCGTTCAGCAATTAATGAAACATTAAAACCAATTAATAAAACGTTACCTAAGAATGTTGAAGTAGGTACTGATGCTGTTAATTATATGGATGAGGCAATAAGTCAGAATTACACAAAACTTGTTCCTAAATCAGATATTGAAATTGATGATATATTTTTAGATACTATTAAAACAACACAAAAAGCTATGGAACAAACTAATCGTTCTAACGCTTTTAATTCATTTGTTAAAGATGAAATACTTAAGCCAATTAAAAATAAAAAATTATCAGGAGAAAATTATAAAGAATTATATAGTAAATTAGGAAAAGAAATAAAACAATATAGAAAAGCATTTGATAAGCCTGATTTACAAAAACAAGCTGATAATTTACAAGAAATAAAAAATGCTTTAAGTAACAATCTTGCTAGACAAAAACCAAATATAGCTAAACAAATATCAGCAACAGATAGTGCCTACAATATGGCTCAACGAATTATTGGTGCTAGTGCAAAGAATAAAGAGGGTGGTGCATTTACACCTAACCAACTTTTACAAGAAGTAAGAAAACAAGATTATAGTCGTAATAAAAAAATGTTTGCTAAAGGCAAACTTGGTGAATTACAAACTTTAGGACAAACAGCGGAACGTACATTACCTAGTGATGTTCCTAATAGTGGTACATTTGATAGACTTGCTGTTGGTGGTTTAGTTGGTTCACCTCTATTTTTAGGAACTGATCCAATTACTTCAGGTTTGATTGCTGGTGGTTTATACGGAGGGCGTTTATTAACATCACCTCAAGGTCAAAGAATGTTAAGTGGATTATTAACTCAAAGACCACAAGCTGTAAGAAATTTAGCTAATAGAATAGAACAAATATCACCTTATGTCGTGGGTGGATTATTAACAGAATAGGAGAAAAATATGGCAAAAAATTCGTGGAACGATTATTCAGCTACCGCTAGTAGTAATACTGATATTGGTAGTATTGATATTGACGAAGGGTGTAGCCCAGCCAATATTAATAATGCTATTAGAGAGGGTATGAAACATACAGCCGATGTGGTTGCGGGTACAGTTGCATTATCTTCAATTAATATAGATGGAGGGGCTATTGATGGTACAGCTATTGGTGCAAACTCAGCATCAACGGGTGCATTTACTACGGCAACGTTTGCTGATGGCAGTAACTCAGCACCATCATTAAGTAACTCAGGTGATACCGATACGGGTTTATATTTTTCTGCTGATAATGAAATAAGTGTAGCAACGGGTGGTACACAAAGATTAAGTGTAGATAGTTCAGGACATCTTAACCATAATGGTTCAGCTAGTGCCGATATTTCAGCGTTAACATCCTCTGCTAATATAACTATTGATATGGACACCGCACAAAATCATTCGGTTACTTTGGCTCATAACACGACATTTGAGAATCCTAGTAATATGAATGTAGGACAAACGGGGTCAATAATAATTACCCAAGATGGTACTGGATCAAGAACAGCTAGTTTTGGTACATACTGGAAATTTGCTGGTGCTACTGCACCCACATTAACAACGACAGCTTCAGCCGTTGATCGTATTGACTACATTATTGTTAGTTCTACTTTAATACACGCTGTCGCCACTTTAAATTTATCATAGGAAAATAAATGGTATTTCAAAACGATATTCTAGCGGGTTCTAGTGGTGCGAGTGGTACATCTACTGCGGTGCATACAATAGACCAATCAATTAGATTTAATGATGATGATAGTCCTTATATGTATAAAGCATTTAGTGGTGCTGGAGATTTACAAAAAGCCACTATGTCTTGTTGGTTAAAAATGGGAAATATAAGCACTAACAAAGGTATATTTACTTTTATATCAGACAAACCTTTGGAATTAGATTCTAATAATAATTTAAAAGTTCACGCATTTGGTTCAAACAGATTAATAACGGACAGAGAGTTTCGTGACCCATCAGCTTGGTATCATATTGTTCTTTCTATTGACTCTACTCAAGCAGTTAGTACAGAAAGAATTAGATTATATGTTAACGGACAAAGAGAAACAAGTTTTAGTACGGAGAGTTATCCATCACAAAACACGAATGGAAGTTGGTGGTCTAGTAATTTTTTTCAAATTGGAAGAACTTATGGAACAAGTAATTATATGGACGGATATCTTGCCGAGATTGTTTACATTGATGGAACTGCTTTAGACCCATCTAGCTTTGGTGAATACAATAGTTCTGGGATATGGATACCCAAAGATGTAAGTGGACTGACATTTGGCACTAATGGTTGTTATATTAAGGGCGAAGACTCATCTGATTTAGGTAACGATAGTTCTGGAAATGGTAATGATTTCACGACAAGTGGACTTGCCTCACATGACCAAATGGTAGGTGAAAGTCCTACGAATAATTTTGCAGTTATAAATTCTTTAATACCTTCAACT